CCGCAATTAGTTCCTGGTGTGTAATTAGTATTGTATATTGTATTGTAAGTTTCTATCATTCTTTTTTTTGCTTGTACATCTTTTGCTCTACCTGTCTTTAAGTCTTTCCACATATCTAAAATCTCATCTATTATTTCTTGAGGTAAATCATCAGGAGTTTCTACTTCTGTTGTTTTATCCCAATACTTCTGAGGACAAGCCATTGGTGCTATTCTTGCTTTTACTTTCATAAAGCATTTGCAAATGGAGCAATTTCCTAATAACTTTTTATAGTAAACACAAGATCGGCATATTGCTATTCTATCTTCATACACTTCATTTGGTACAAAAAACTTGTTCACGCTATTACAAGTCTTGGATATTCAAATCCAAATTGCATAAAAAAACTGTCTTGTGTTTTTGGGTTATACATTTTCATTTAATTTCTTTTTAATTATTGTTCTTACTTTGTCTATTGTGTTAAAAATACTATTCCTGCTTATCTTAGTCTTTGCAGCTAAACTATCAAGAGTATTTCCTTCATAGTAATAAAGCTCAAATATTTTTTTATCATACCAATACACATTATCTAATACTTTATCTATTTGTTCTATCTTGTTTAACTTATTATTATCTACTTCTTCATTAGGTATGTTTGATATATCTTTATAGTTAAAACCATCAGGAATAAAAAACTCATCAGTATTAGTTGTATTAGAACTATAAATAGAGCTATCAATATGTGTGTAATATTTTTCATACTTATAATAGAAGCTACTTCTAGGACTTGTTAAAGCTCTCCTTAGTGCTACTGCTCCATATCTTGTAACTCCTTCCAATCCATCTTTGTCGTAAATACTTTTAAGGGTGTCAGGGTTCATTTGTAAAAAGTAGAGCATCAATTCCTGAACAGCGTTATTTATTTTATTCTCATCAGTGGTCAATCCAAAAGCCATAGCCCTAAACTTATCACTAAGCGTAGCTATTTCTTTATATATTTTATTCATTAGTAGTTTCTAAGTTATCCAGCTTTCCTACTACTTCTTGTAACATTTGATCTAACACAACTTTATAAGCTCTAATAGAAGCTGAGTTAGTTTTGGTTTCTATTCCTGCAAAAAAACCACTGGTAGCAACTGATAAGTTAATTGGTATAATAGTTATCCAATCATAAAAGTTATTCTCTCTCAGCCCTTCTCCATAGCCATTATGGTATTCTGTAATCAAATCTATAACCTCTAAATAGTTTTTATATCTTGCTTGGGTTGATACTTCTTGTGAGAATTGTTTACACATTGTAATATAAACCTCAACTATTGATCTGTGTTCTTCACTTGAATAAATCGGTTTAAGCATAAGTCAAAGATAATAAAAAAGTTATTCTATTCCCTTTTCTTTTTTTAAGTTTTCAACAAGTGATTTATAATAACTGATCTTATCTTCATAATCAACCCTAGAAAACTTTTGTATTTGTCTAGCGTTAATTTGTATTTTATCAGCAGTTCCTTCTCCATACTTAAAGTCTAAAGCTAAAGCAAATTTATACTGCTCTCCCTGCTTAAACATATTACACCCTACACATTGAGGTTGGCAGTTAATTTCACAAAATCTTGTTGCTAAATAACTTCTACTTTGGAAATGTCCATTTTGCATACCTGATTTATAATATGAAACCTTTGAGCAAGTTATACATTGAACCAATCCCTCATCAGTAGCATCTCTAAGTCTTATGTAAAGACTGAACCACTTATCTAGTTCTTTTTTTAATTTACTAATTGTTTTCATAGTCCACAATATCCACTGTCACATTCATCAAAATCTTCAAAAGATAATTCTATCTGTGGTTTATAGTCTAGTATTTCTTTATAAGTGCAATCTTTTCTAAATGTATTAGGAAAGTTTTCGGCTTCTATATTTGCAAACCATTCCATTTTGTTTTTATGCTCTTTGCTCATCTTATTTAAAAAAACAGGGTTTCTATGAAAACACCCTACGCAATTATTATAATATCCATCAGCAAAAGATACTTCTTTATTCTTTTGCCAATAGTTAAAAATTTTATCATTGTTTATATTAGCAGGTATCAAAGGAAAAGTAGGTATTCTCCATTCTACCATTCCCCACTTTTTTCTGTTCCCTGTTTTACTTTTACCTATTACTGCTTTCATCTCATCAACTCCATCAGCATTAAGTTTATCTATAACTCTTTTTGCTCTATTCATTTCCGTAGCTCTAAACCCTATACGCATTTCTACTATTTCATTTATCTCTTTTTGCCACCATTCAAATATCGGTTTCATTTTCATTTTAGTAGTACAGTATCTAGTCATTAAATTAGGTAAATAATGTTTTCCATTCTTCCCTTTATTCCAATCTCCATTTATTATTTCATCAAAAGTTTTAGGACTTAGCCAAGTTATTTCTTTACCTATAAATTGTTCTAAGTCTAGCATAACTTTTATTATGTTATCCTGCTCTAAAGTTCCTATAAATTCAACTCCTATTTTATCTGATACCATCTGTCTAAGTTTCTTATCAGGGTAAAGACAAGACTTGTCATCAGTCCTAACAAGTGCAAATACATTATAGTCAGCAGGATAGTTTGCTGCTATATAACTTGAGGTTTTACCCCCACTAAGACTATTTACTGTTTTCATATACTCTTAATCAAATTAGCAACCTCTTTCCAATCCTCAACTGTACTATTATTTTTATTTTTATATAATTCCCTTAATAAATTTAAAGCATCATCTTTTCTGTGTTTCTTTGTTTTATTAGTCTTTTTCATATTTACAGGAAGTCTGTCTGTCAGATCCCACTCTATTGATGTTCTTCCTGTAATATTACACTTTCTATTTTGTACTTCATAAATAACCCCAAGATTTCGTAACTCAGTAAATCTTGTTGCTTCTTGTTTAATGACATTCATAGTTTCGTAAACCTCTCTAGTTGTAGATGGTTTCCCCATAGCCAATAAAGCTGAATAAACTCTAAACCTCATATTAGATAAAAGTCCTTCTTCTTTAATTTGATTAAAGCAATCTATTGATGTTTGTCTTGTTGTCATTCTCTTAGTTTTCTAATTAGCCATAGCACTATTGCTGTTATTATTACCCACCCTATCATTTAAGTAGTTTTATTGGTTCTTGATAAAAGGGTACATTCTTTTGTCCTAAAGTATGTACTTGATGATAAGCATCATCTACAACTTTCTTGTGAGCATAAGTCCACTTGTAAAAAGTTCTAATATTTAAAAAAGGTTCATCTTTGCCAAATCTTATGCCTTGCCTAAAAGCATCTTGAATTTGATTAAAAGTCATATTCCCAAAGCGTTTCTCTTGAATCAAGTCTTGAGCAAAGATCTTGCTAAGGTTAGCCATAGTGCTTGGATCTGTTTTGTGTCCTATCTCTACTGAGGTTCTAGCGACTAAGTCTAACACTTTTTCAGCTAGTTCTTTTAGGTTTTCGTTTTTTAGTGTTTTCATAATAGTTTTTTAGCTTCTTGCCAAGCGTTTATTTGTGAGTGTAACTTGCTTGTTGATTTAGGTTTTATTTTATCTCTGCGTTCCCAATTCCTTACAGCACTTTTCCAACATTTCATTTTTGACTTTCCTACAAACCAATCTTTGCTTTCATAAAAATCAAAAAAAGCTTCAGGATCTATATTATTATTCCTTTCTTTACAATAAGATCCGATTTCAATTATAGTCGGCTTTTTAAAGTATTTATTGTTTATTTTTATTACTTTATTATTATTAATAGTCCTTAAGTTTGTTGCTGACAAGTCCTTAAGAAACTTAACAACTTGTTCTTCGTTTATTTTAAAGAATTGTTTAGCAGGTATTCCTTTTCTTTTAATTTCTATTAACCCTTCTGTTTTAAGCGTTTTAAGACACTTTCTTTGTTGGTAAGGAGTTAGGGTAGTGTCTTTCTCAATATTAGCTTCAGTGTTAAAAAACCACCCATCAGTAACGCCATTTGATATAAAATATTCTTCTTTGCTAATTAAGTCGGAAAGAAGTATAGCTGAATTTAATCCAACTCTCCTTGCCAATTCTTTATTTAAAACCAAAAAAGCTGATGAGCTTAGCAAGTGTTTCATATAATTTTTATTGTATAATGATAGTTTGCCATAGCTTTTTCAATGTTTTTTAACTGATTAGAAAAGTCAAAGTAAGTAGTGTTTATAAAGCAGATCGCATTACCACTTTTTACTTCTAATTTTACATCAGAATTTTTACTTTCTATTACCCTGTTTTGTAATAAGTGGCTTTTCATTTGTCTTTTGTTTATAAAAATATCCTTTTCTCCATCTATGTTTTTATATTCTTTATAGATTTTAGTAAAACAATCTCTATAAACACGACACCTTTGAAAGTTCTTTTTGTGAGTTCTTTCGTAATGATAAGTTGCAGTTCTATCCCTGTTTAGTATTTTAGCTATAACAACTCTAGATATATCTTCTTCAGTTAAACCAATGTAACCTGCTATTGAACGTGCTGATTGCAACTTTCTTTGCCTACTCTTAAATGCTAAAGATCCTGTTGGCAACCCCATTACCCTTGTAGTGAGGTTGCATATTGC